ATATGATGCCGCATTGACTGTGCCTGTGTGATAGGCTCCGGTTGTGTTAGCAATGAAGCTTGTCCCGACAGTTAATAACGCAGAGTTTACCGAAGTTGTTACGTTTGCAAATCCAGTGATAGTTGTATTACCAGCAGCAAGAGTAGTAATTCCAGAAACTGCTCCACTGAAACTACCAGTATTAGCTGAAAGAACCCAGCGCTGTGTCGAGTTTCCTAATAAAATAGCATTTGATGATGGTGTAAATGAGGTGCCAGAAATTACAAGGTTGCCTGATAGTGTTCTAGAATCTGTATTCTGAACATAAGAAGCAGCAGCAGTTCCACCCAAGAAAGAAGCGTTGTTTGCGGTCCCTATGAGCGTAGAAGTAACTGTGACGTTTGCTGGGAATGTGACATTTCCAAATTCATCTGTAGAATAAATGTTTCTTCTACCAGATGGATAACCGCCCCACAATTGAGTGTTATAGATAGCAATAGGGTTGCTAGGAAAACTTACATTCCAGGTCGGGATAAACAAAACATACACTTCATGAAAGTGAGTGCCGAGTGTGCCTGTTGGATGGAAAGGGATAGTGCTGAACGGTAGATAAAGATGTCCGGGCCATGAATTTACTTGAGTGGTTGAGCTAGTATGCTGAGTCCAAGATCCGCTGTCATGTTTCTTGAAGATTTGAACGGCGGTAGTATGACCTTGTGTTGCGAAATATGAATATAAAGAATTGAGATAAACATAATCTGTAGCACGAAATCTGATACGGAAGTAAGGAGTATTATAAGGAATAGTGATAGCTGATAAATTAACATCACCACCTACCAACCTACGTTTGTTTTGATCGCTAGCAAGAGTATCTGTCCAAGTTATGTCATCAGTAGAAGTTTCTACCCAGATATTAGCAATATTGAATCTGTCGGTTTTGTTAGTGAATTGCGCGTCAAATAGGGCAGCTTCGCGGACAGTGGGTGTGCCTAAGTTAGCTCTCGGAACGCCGGATGTTTGTTCAGCTTCAGCACCGATTTCAGTGAGTGACCATGTTATATTGTTAGTCCCGCTAAATGATTTTCCTGTGCTTCCGATTGTCAGAGTTCTTGCAGTCGCTAATTGTGTCGCGCTGTTTGCATTCAGCGTTGCAATATATGTGGCGTTGACGTATGTTCCTGTTGCGTTTGAAACGATACCAGTATTCGCTAAAACTGCTACTGTAGTGCTGTTGACTGTGATACCGTTACCTGGTCCTACATGCAAACCAGTAGAGTTACTTGTGATTAATCCATTTCCGGGTATAGCAAACACACCAGTGGAGTTTGATGACAACCCGTTATTCGCTAAAACGCTTATGCCTGATGTATTGACAACAACACCAGGACCCGCTGTGGCTACTAATGTGCCGGTGCTTGTTATCGTCCCGCCCGTGATGCCGTTGCCCGTTGCAACTGAGGTGACAGTTCCTACAGTAGGTGTTGTCCAATAAGCGTTACCGGTCGCACCGGAAGTTAATACTTGACCCGCAGTCCCGACACCGCCGTTTGCTGTTACTTGTCCACCTAGTGTCAGGTTAATTGAACTCACTACAGTGTTTCCAACGTCAACTGCAGTCGTGTTAGCAAATACGTTTGCACCTGCTGCGATAACTGTGGAGTTAACGACACTTGTTCCGATAGTAAGTGCTAAGGCAGACAAGTTTGCAGTTGATGTGCTGTTCGATACTTGAACCAATGATGCTGTCATCTGTGCGTTGACAGTTGTATTCGATTGCACTGCAACAGTTGCAGCGGTAATTCTCGCATTTGATGTAGAATTAGAAACTCGAATAAGAGCAGATGTGATATTAGTATTTGTGGCAGCGTCAGAATATACTTGAATGCCTGATGCAGTCACATTCGTTATTGATGTGCTGTTTGCAATTTGTAATAACGATGCAGTATGAGTAGAATTGACAGTTGTGTTTGTTTGTATTAACAGTGTTGTGTTTGTTGTTGCAACGTTTTCAACTGTGTTGCCAACGTAAACGGGCAATCTTGTAAATGTTCCGGCGTAACCTGTTTCAAGATATGTGTTACCTGTGAAACCGATAGCAACACCTTCAAGTGCGCTATTTGCGGCAATTATGTCAATTGTATTGCCGGTATAGAAAAATTTAGTGGTACCGCCTGTGTTACGACCGATTCTCCAATTTGCATCAGCAGATCCATTGAATAGAACAGAACCAGTGTTCGTTACAAAGCTAATGTTATTGCCAGTAAATGATATATTTGCTTGAAAAGTTTGGGTGTTTGTCCAAACATACTGTGCGTTCACGTTTACTGATGCTGTTGCTGTCGACCAGTATGTGGATGTTCCGTTAGTTGTTAAAAATTGGCCTGCGGTTCCTGTGCTACCATTTGCGCTTACTGCGACACCGCCGAAAGTAACGTTACTATTAAAAGTGGTTGGTACAGAAACACTAAAAGCACTAGTAATACTATTAGCAAAAATTGACCAAACAGCTCTCTGACCATACGCCGTATTTGTGCTATAGAAAACAAAATTATCGTCGCTCTGTTGACGAAATCCTACAGAGGCAGATGTGTTAACTGTTCTGAAAAAAATATTTTTGTCGTTATCGAGCGTGAGAGAGTTTGTGATACGCTGATTTACTAAGTTTGCACCGACTGTGATGAGTGTGGATCCGTTAGACGTGTATAGGATCTGGTCGGCCATATTGAGCGCGAACTCACCCGCGTCAATATACTGGGCATTGCCAGCACTTGTAACGTTTGCAGTTCTACCTGCTACGTTTGTGCGTTTGACTTGAATTTTATTATTGGCCAATTTTGGCACTCCCAGTCAAATCGGTATATACCGATGGGTTAAAATTATTCAGATGAAGTATTTACTTCACGAGCTTTCTTTTTATTCAATTTTTCTAGTTGAAGTTCCAACTCTTGTATTTGCTGTGCAAGCTTCACGTTAACAGATTCTGTGTATTTAATACGAGCTTCATTGAGGAGCCGATTTTTCGTCAGCTCCACAATTTCTTCAACTAGTCTTTCAATATAAGCATTGACAAATTCTGCTTGCATTATTAGAAGGTTCCTCCGTCAAGTGTGTCATAGACAAGTGCAGTTCCATTAGATTGTAGAACACGACCATCAGCACCTAGAGTCAATTCTGCGTAACCGTTAGTCGTGTTGCCGACCAAGATTGCCTGTGAGGTCATAGTTGCTTTGCCAGTACCACCAGAAGTTCCTGCTAGCGGTGTTGACAGTGTTAGAGTATTGGCGACAATCGCAACGTTCAAAGTAGAGTTTGCCGTGATTGCGATGTGAGTAGCATTTGCAATCAACCCAGTAGCACCGGCGCCACCTGTTCTGATATATGATTGCAACGTTGAATATGCGAAGTTTACGTTTGAAGTGTTTACTGTAGTTGTGGGTTCGGGGATGTTACCCGCAAACAACTTGAAGATACCGGAATCACTTTGATCACGGAACAAACCTGCCCAATTTTTCGTCAGTGTATTGCCGTATGAACCATAGAAACCGATGTCTACAGCGTCAGTGAATGTAGTAGTGTTGCTTTGATCTTTTGCAAGGACGATCAGAGGATCTTCAATCGCAAGAGTCGCAACGTTCATTGAAACTAGGTCGCCAAGAACTGTCAAGTTACCTGAAACAGTTAGGTCTTGGAATGAAAGCGCAGCAGAGTTTACAGCGACGTTACCTGAACCGTCAAACACGAGGCCTGTGCCGACCTTAACTTGTAGCGTAGTATTTGCGAGCAAACCACCTGTGGTGTTTGCGGCGACAGAAATTGCATCCGCACCAACGGTAATACCATTACCTTGTCCTACATCAAGCGTGACAGACCCTGATGATCCGCCCCCTGTCAAACCGCTTCCCGCAGTGACACCCGTGATTGTTCCTACTGCGGGTGTTGTCCAATAAACGTTGCCAGCAGCACCTGATGTCAACATTTGACCTAATGTGCCTACGCCGCCATTAGCGTTAACTTGTCCACCTAATGTCAATAGGACGGATGTCATGATGCTATTGCCGATGTCAATCGCAGTGGCATTTATGAAGTTGTTAGTACCGACAGCGATGGCGGTTGTGTTTTGAACAGTAATACCAGCAGCGAAGCCGATTGCTGTGTGGTTGGCAGATGCGGTTGAGTTTGCAACTTGAAGCAAAGCAGCAGTATGTGTGGCGTTTACAGTTGAGTTGGATGATATGCCAATAACTGTCGTATTGCTGGTTGATCCTGCAGTTGATTGACCTAAGCCAGCCCCGACGACAAATGAAGAGTTAGTGGTAACACTACTGGTCACAGTTAATGTGTTAGCCATGCTAACAGCGTTGGTAGCTTTATTGTAAGTAAAACCTACGGCACCCGCTAATGAGCCGTTGTCATTGTATTGAACTTGTGTGTCTAATCCCGCGACAGACGCAGTTTCATCCGCCCAGAATGAATTTGCTCCGGCACCTGCACTTTTAAGAACTTGTCCTGCAGTTCCAGTGGATCCGTTAGCATTCAACTGAGAAATTGCAGCGTTTGCCACAATGATTTTATCAATGCCTGAAGTCGCGTTAGCAACGAGAGCCTGATTTGCTGTCAACGTTCCTGGGAATCTTTTACCTGCAATAGGTTCAATCGCACCGTTTGCTCCGATGAACAGCACATCACCGTTGCTTGTAAACGCCATTTCACCGTTAGCCAGCGAGCCAGGTACTGCTGTAGTTAGCGAACGTTTAATTTGAATTAGGTTATTGGCCATTTCTTATTATTCCTTTTTTTTATAGGACCAACATATTATAATTCTTAGAAATCTCCGCCATCCAGAGGTCCATCAACGTCCGTAAAATCTAATCTTTGCACTTCATATTTATCAGTTGCTGGGTTGTAAATCAAAGTAGACCCTGCTGCTGGAATCGGTGTTTCAACTACGTCTTCTAATGTATCCAACCTTCCAGTAACTACTGCAGTTTGGTTTTTTATATTTATTGTTGTTGTAGGATTTGTTGGAGTAGCGAAAGACGGGCGGACAATGATGCCGCCCGTGTTTGCATTAATCTTTACTCTAATCGTTGACATTATCGTGTCACCTCGGGTGTTACTGTTACTATGCCTTCGAGTATTCTCAATACAGTATTTGACGGATCTACTAATTCTAAATCGTAAACATATCTACCTGCAACAATATTTGCAGTTTGTGACGCGGTTAATGATATAACTAAAGAACCGTTACTCAATGTAGTTGTGAAACTGACTGAATTTGAACTAGAATAATGTTTGCGAATTTGACCTCTTGCCGTATAATTAGACACGTCAACAGGTTCGTCATTATCATTAAGTAAGTCGATACCTGAGGAGAAGGTAGTTCCTTGATCAATCGTGATATTAGCTTTCTGTGCCATATTACACCGCCACTGAGGTTCTTTGATATTTGATTACATTGTTTGCTAGTGTCGGGGTCACAAATAAACGAACAGTTCCTGAAGCGACGTTTGCATCAAATTGCCCGAGAGTGGCAGTTGAAACTAAAGTTGCATATTCAGTCACTAGTGCAGTAGTTCCATTCTGTAACAACATGATTTCTGTTGATTGATAATCGTTATTGTTAGTATTGTGTATAGAAATCAAATACTTACTAGTTCTAAACTCTGTGGTCGGGAACGAATCGACAATTTGTGCATCAGTATTTGTTGTAGTGTAACTAGTTGTTTTTACTTGACCGATTCCATTGTGCATTGTTATGGTTTGTGAACTAGTATTACCTATGAACGTGTTAGACATTATCGAGACGTTTGTCGAAGTCGCGACTGATCCGCCACGAATTGTCGTAGCAGTTAAAGTGTTTGCACCGAATATACCGACTACGAATCCGTTGCCGGTCGTGAGGTCACCTGCAGTATTCGCTTTTACTGTTACAGTTTCAGCGAAAGTTGTTGCGACTTCATTAGTTTTTGCGATCCACGAACCGAATGTGTCAGTTGACGTTTGAACGTTTGCTATTGATCTTGACATTATTTTTTCTCACAAAATTCTTTAAAAAGTTCTCTTAATTCGGCAAATTCTTTTTTCAACCAAGTGATTTCATTTTGAACGTCACGCATCTGTTTAATGCGCTCTCTTTCTTGAATGTAGGCACTATAATCTCGATTGTTTGTGTTGACAACAACTCCCGAGTTTAAATCTTTCGAATAACCTTCTGCGTTAGTTTTGTGCATCATTTTAAGATGTTACTCCTACTGCTCTAATGTCATCGACTCTAGGAATTGTTGTCGGGAGGACGTTTGAAGATGGGCTGTCGACTTGTGAAATATCAGCCAAGAAAACAAGCTTCAACTGTAAAGTGTCGTATGTATCATATTCCATCATAGAAGAACTATAGTAACGAGCTACGTTATCATTGTTCCTGTTGTTGAATGCCTGTAGCGGATAACCCAGTGCATTTATTGAACTGTTTCCGACTCTACCGATAAATCCGACCTTCAAACCACTGCCTGTAATATCAGCATTGCCAGTCGGTGAACTGATAGTGAATTGTGTGTCGCTATCAACAGCAGTCACAACTGAAATCGCATAACTGTTCGGGAATAACGGCGAATAAATTTTCACCAAATCATCCACTTGCAAGTTTGCGGTTGCATTGGTTGAGAAAGTAGTTCCGGTTCCGATTACAGTGACGGTGCTTGTGGTTGCGACATTCACAGTCCCTGCGAGGTCAAATGCGACATTAGGGGAGTTCTGGAAACCGAATTCCATTTCGATGTAATTGTCCGCGGCAGCCGATGAACTGTATATGTTACCTGATCTCAGTTCTAACATAGTCCAATCTTTGTCATCAAACGCTTCAGGGTCTTTACTATTATGGACACGAGCAAAAACTTTAATGTCTGTGTTCAAAGGTCTGTATGCAGTCAAGTATACGACTAAATCTTCAGCGAAACGTTCATTGTCAAAATTGATTTTTTTCGTTATGTGCTTTGAAGCAGCATTTCCGTAATCAGTGTTTTCATTTGAATAATCACCGTTTACATTGAATTTGTCATAAGTCATAACTAAATCAGAAACTGATATAGATACGAAATCATTGTTTGACACTGTGTCAATTTCAATGATGCCACTACCGGGAGTAGGGGTGGCATTTACTGCACCAGTACCGTCGTTTTTAATGACAAACTCATTCGATCCTGAGACAAGCACTGGTATATTGCCGTAGTCGATGTATTTTAATTCAGAACGATTTATCGGGATTTTTTTGACATTTCCGGATGCTAGGCTGCGATAAGAAGAACCTAGGTAAGTTGCGTTGTCGAACAACACATAATATGGCGTGTAAAATCTGAAATTAGTTGACGAACCTGCGAAGGTTGTAGTGTTACAAAAAAAACTGAAATTATAGAATTCTAAATTGACAACGCGAATGTCATTGAATACGCCGCCAGTACCGAACTCAGTTGCTGTAGAAGTTCTTCCGTCATATTCACCGCGCAACACGGTACCAACAGTGAACGACAAGTTGCCGTTTATGCCGGCAGTTGATCCACCGCTGTTATTTGAAATCGTGAATGTCAGATTTGCTGAATTAGAGAATCCTGCGCCCACGTTGGATAGATGAACTGCCATAATGGCACCAGTGCTTACGTTGACAACTAAATTCGCCCTACCAACATATCCACCAGTCACTGAACTAGTGTTCTCGAAACCGCTGATGGTGACATAATCTGTATTACTATAACCTGTTCCACCTGTGACAACTGAAACAGAATTAATCGTCCCGTTCACAAATCTGTTTGTGGCGTTTGCATTAGAGTTATTCAACATCAATATATCTTGAGTAACTCTTTCCCTTCTTTTAGGTATTGTGGTTGCGCCGTAATTGAAATATTGCATCTGTTCTACTGTTGAAATTTCAGCCACAGGTGATTTTATGAAATATGCTGCTGTGTTTGTGAAATCAGTTGCGACATCAAGAAGCAATTGTGTATTTGAAACAATACTTACAACTTTTCTGATGTTTGTGTTTCTACCTTGAGAGGGGTGAGTGCTCACGATAACAATATATTCTTCATCAGAGCTACCTGATGTGTATACGTCATTCCATGAGAACGCAGAGCCGTTAGGGTAGTTAGAATTTGCTGTGATTACAGTATTACCTTTTGCAACGGAAACAGTGATTCCGTTAGCAGACCCGCCCGGGTAAAACACAGTATTCTGGTATACTCTTTCGCCACCAGAAATTCTTTGAATGTTTGATGTTTTTCTGTCGTATGCGATAAATTCAGGTGAACCTGCACCAACTGAATATGTCACCTTTCCCGCTGTATAAACAATGTTTGCAATAGCTTGGCTTGTAGACGTTTGTATGATTTCTACATTAACTGGCAAACTGCTAGCAATTGAATTGTTACCTATCGGAACACCATTGACATAATATCTTGCAACGTTGACCTCAAATTTCAAATCCGTATCAGTAGAAGGTCTCCATGAAGGTGTGACTACATCAGGTTTTGTCGCGTCTTTAACAGTTGATAAAGACTGCCTTGACAACGTTATGCTGTTATAGTAGTTACCTACGTATTTACCTGAGGGACCGGGGGATACGGTATTAGTACCAACCAATAAATCTCCTTGCTTGCTTGTCCAAAGTTCAAAAATTTCATTCCCATCAAATATGCCTACAAACGCATATTCTTTGTTAGTCTTAACCTTGACAGGTTTGTCGAATTTGAATTTAGTTGTTCTTGATGCATCAGCCGAATTTTGGATATCAGTATATTCTACAGTAGAAATTCCTAGTGGTCTGCCGTTAATATATGATAGAACGTTGGGATTTTTGCTGCCGTCAACTTCGCACAGAAATATTGTGACCCCAGGGCCTTCTATGTTGGATTTATTACCTGCGAACGCAGGTTTTCTTTTGAAATACAAATCAATGGAAGATAAATCCACTTCTTTTGCATTTTTAATTGCCTGTGAATCTATAAAAAATGATTGTGCAAAATTAAAAATGACGTTATCCATGTTATTATTTTCCTCAGAAATCTTTAAATTGAACAAGTGACTTCGCACTTGAATTCTGTGCTCTTACTTCAAATAGTGCATCACCTGGCGGCTCTTCGAGTGTCAAGTATTTCTTCTTAAAAAATATAAGAAAACGCTTTTTCTTTATCGTATACTTAACTTCCATTTGAAATCTAAATTTCAGATTTCCCTTTTCATCCGATACTAAAGTAGTACTGGATATATCAGGCCCAGGCATCAAAGACTTGCATTCATTAATCATTTTTTTATTTTTGTAATAAAAATCATGTTTCGTTTTCGGTTTTAATCCCGAACAAGAAACTTCAAAACTTAAAGGTTTTGTCTGTATGTTAGCCATTGTTATTACTCATTGTTATTCTGTCTATTGACAAATGATTTTGACGCAGTTTTGTTCGGGGAATATACAGCATGTGAGACCCTATTAAATTCTGTAACTAATGTCAATTTTGTCAGGAGTGACTGTCATTCTTCCTGTATATATTACAGGTTGTGGGACGGTATTGGTTACCCCTGTGTTAGTAGTGACACCGTTGGATACCACAGTACTATTTATAGGATATTCAATTGCGTATCTCCAAACTTGAGAGTAATTCGTAACCTTTATTGTGTAATTCACACCATTTGCAGGATTGTGTGTCCATGAAATTTTGAAAGAATCTTTGACAACCGGGTCGCCGCTTTTAGTAGAAGCTACAAAATTTTTGAACGTAATGCCATTAAACCATTTACCCGGAACGACATTCGACTGCAATTTGGTTTTGTCAGCAGCAGTTAAGTTTGACAGATGTGTCGAATTTGACTGTCTGATTAATGTATTGCCTTGGTAAATTTTTATAGCATCTGCACCGCTGTAAAAATGACCATACAATGTAACCGGGGCAGAAACGCTAGAAAGTGTGAAATTAAATGTTTCACCCTTACCTCTACTAGGTTCTTTCCGGACCGCCCATGTGTTTGCAGCAACAACAACTGTATTAGGTGTCGTATTAGGGGTTGTATTAGGTGTCGTATTAGGTGTCGTATTAGGGGTTGTGTTAGGGGTTGTATTAGGACGCGGAGGTGCAGGATTTGTGGCGTTTCTTTGTGAAACAACGCTATATTCAATATATTGCTGATTGATAGTCGTCACAGGACTTGACAACGTTATGATTTCCTTTGTAGGCATAACATCATCCTGATCTACTGTAGCAGAATATGATTTGTGATCGTCTTCAGTATATTTGTTTGTAGTGAAGTCGTCAATGAAGAATCCATATTTAAATCTTGATAATTTCGGATCAATTGACGATGGTATCACACGGTCTTTCATATTACTTTCTAACAATGACAGTGAGACATAATATTCCAAGTCCTTGATTCTTCTGTCAAGATTTCCAATTGCTTCCATCGTATATCCGAATGGTTGTTCCTCTTCGATTTCAGAATTGGTCAACGGCGTCGTGATAGTTCTGTTTCTAATCCTTACGTTTGAGCGATTTTCGTTTGCAATATTTCTGTCGATAATTTGTCTGAAATTGTCAGAATAATTCATCGGCGCATTGGGGTATGGCATAACGACTAAGTTATTCAATCTCAATGCATACGAAGGAGTGTCGGGAATTTTTGCGTTTTGCATATTCACAACAGGAGTTCCTTTGACGACAAAAATGTCACCGTCACGGTCAGCAAAGACAGAATCAATTCTTGCTAAATATTGTTCAATGTTTGTTTTGAACAAGCTTTGTGGCAATGGGAATCTCTTGTCATTGGCAGGATCAGCTGTGTTTCCGAATGACAGAGCGTAAGTTGGATTCAACGGTGCGCTCGCAGGAGCTGTGTTAGGAGAAACAGTATTTGCGGCTCTAGGACGGAAATCAATCGTGCCCATCAAGTCATAGTATTTGCCTTGTTTAGTGAAAACTTCAGGAATTTCAAAGCTGTTATATGTTGTTGTCAAATTAGAAAGAGGTAAACTGTCATTTGTTGTGACTATTTCAACATTAGAATCTTGTGTATATGACAATGTATTCAAGAAACCTGAATCAGTTGACGTTCCGTAATCAAACTCAACAAGCAAATAATCGCTCGAAGTCAATGACAACGAAGAACCGGGTGTCTTATACAGATAACTAAGATCATAGAAGTTTTCGTTCTGATTGTGATCAATAAAGAAATCTTCTGTTACACTAGTAGATGATGTATTTACGCTAGAACCTCCGATATAAACCGAACGTAGACGGAATGCATCAGGGACACCCAAACACCAAGGACCTACAGTGTTGCCTCTTGCGGTTGCAAGATTGTATTTCACAAAAACTTTACGATTTGCATTTTTAGTCAACGGAGTAACGTCACGGCGTTCAATATCAACACCTAAGCTAACATTAGCAGCAGTAGAAGTTGTCGAATCGAAAGTCATGTTAGTTCCGTTTGCGTAACGGAACTGGATATTCAATATGTTACCATTTGCGTTTACGTTAGCTGAATGGCCGTTTTGTGTTGCAACCAATCTAGATCCCAGTTGAATAGGAACATTTCTAGGAAAGTATCTGTAAATTTTAGAATTGACGTTGGCGAAAGAACTATTAGAATCCAACACCATCAAAGTGTCGCTAACGACTGAAACGATTCTCTTGATAGCGTTAGCGGTCGCATTAGGTGACAGGAATACATAATCCCCTTCCTGGAAATCGGAGATAAATGTAGTTCCAGTACCGGTGACGTTTGCAGACGTAGTATTTACGCTACCATTTCCTGCTGCTGCTGCGAATGCAGTTAATGCGTTGCTAGTAGGAACGACATATATCTTCCTTATTTCAGAATCAGAAATCACACCTGTATACGGGTAATAATCACCCACAATACCTGATATATCTTTAGTGATCAAACCTGTGTTTGCAGCAGTAATAGTTTGGTCAATTGTTCTGTAAGTGTAATAACTATTAGAAGTTGCCTTCAAAGAATATACGCCAGAATCAAACAAAAGCGTTTCTTTATTTACACCTTCAATAACTGCTACGTTTTGATTTAAAGTTGCGTCCAGTGTCAATCGGATGTCAGCGATACCTTTATTTGTTCCGTCATAAAATACTGATTTGACATCACGGAAATTCTTACCCGCATTCATGTTGACGTTAAACAAATACAACTTGTAAACAGCGTTTGCAGTTCCCGGTGTCCCGTCAAAATAAATCATAGAACGCATCCTTGCGGTCCCGATTTGTGTCCCTACCGGATTTGTATTTCCTGTTGTGGCAGCAGCTGCGTTGGTGATGAACTGTTTCGCAGTATTATATAATTTTACAACATCACCCGTGCTGAATTGAAACAACCCACCCACTTCTCTAATGCGGACATAATTGCCATAATCGAGCGAAACAGTTTGATTGTTTGTCGCGGAAAAGTCAGTACCTTTTGACACATCAATAGTATAGTTTGATTTAGTTTCAACACGATAACCATCAATGTATGCGATGCCTGGGTCAATAACAACAGAATAACTATTACCCTCAAATGAACTATTTGTCGTTGAGCTAGTCGTTACTTGGAATCTGTTAATAACGTAATCACCGCTTTCATCAGCGGTTCTTCTGGCCATTTCGTCGTTAATTTTGTTGTATGCCGTTTGTTGATTCTGCTTGAACGGACGACCTTCTGACCATTCTACAAGTGTGAAGAAGTTATCATTTGAACTAGCTTCATCAGAAGTTTTTATGACAAGTTCAGGATACAATTTCAGACGATTTGCACCCGGTGCGTTTTCATTCTCAGTCCCTGTTGCATTGTCTAGCAATGAAGTATCAATATTACTGTCAACAATTGATTCTGCAGTATCAAAACCTACAGCAACAGAGTTAGGCGTTTGCGTATATTTTGACACAATAACAGTTTGCGGTGAAACTCTTGAAAAGAATCCCTTTTGATAAACGACACCTTCAGATACACCGAATGCATATCCATTACCGACACTCTCCGACACTGATGCGACTTGGACGTTTGCGTAGTAATTTTGCGGCTCTAACACTAGTGTATTTGATGTTAAAGAAGAATTGTTGGCAGATTTTACAGTCACATACGGATTTGTCGTATAACCAGCGCCACCTGATATTACGGCAATGTCAATAATTTTTCCGGTAGAATCTGTAGTCAATGTGCTTGTCAAACCTGCACCAATCAAACCTTCAACCTCAGCAGTAACTGTGTTAGAAGAGTTTCTCACAGGTTCTGCATTAGCAACGGTCCACATCGAAACGTTTGCTGCAAGATTTGCCAAATCACCCGCACGAGGTCTGATACGCAAAATGACCTGATTGCTTGAAGCGAGAGTTGACGTGTCGATGCCTATAATTTGGACGTTCGCACCCGTTGTCGGCTGATATAGATATTCTGCGTTAGTGAACGTGCCAGATGAAACATTAACTACGAGTGCAGGTGAGACAATCACTTGATCACTATTAGAAAATGCTACGCCGCCATTAGTAACTTTAACTCTAAACACAGGGTAAGTAGGATCATAAATTGTGATGACCTCACCCGCAACAAACGAATTAGTAGAGCCGTTACTTCCTGCGTTGTTGTAATCTAAGTAAAGGGTTTTCAAATCAGGGTCTGTTGACTCGAAACCATCTTCATAGTTTATGATAAACGCATTGACACCATTAATCGACAAAGAACTTTTCGCAAAATAACCCACATAATCCGAAGGTATTACTTGCAAACCGTCTTTTTGGTTGTCAAGTATTTTAATATATTGATATGTCGGGTAAAAAACAAAATTACATCCATCAATGATGGTGCCACGTTTGAAGATGTTGTCTCCGAAACGTTCTATTTGCTTTTGAAGAATAGTCTGGAATTGATTTAACTCTCTTGCCTGCACAGAGACTCCGGGACGGAACAAAATCTTATAGAAATCTTTTGTTTCTTCGTAGTCATCGAAATAAGGGGAAATGTTTAAATCTGTCTCTAGCGTCATGTTTTTTGAACCTTAAAATTCGAATATAAATCTGATGATTTCGGCCGCAGTATTGCTTCTACTTATAGAATCAATTTTTTCAATATACATCACTTCGCCGCTGCCAAATACTAACTCTGGTGAATATTTATTAACAACGTTAGCGGTTGCAGAGCTAACTGACCCGATTAAATCGTAGCCAGAATTGAACACACCGGTTTGATTTGTGACATAATAATTCAATGAAACACCGTCATCCACTGATGAATGTAGATATGCGTTTGCAAACTGTTCGACAAACAACCCGGATTCACTTTGATAAACTAATTCATCAGGATTGAATGTTCCGGCGACTCCAGAAACAGTATACTTATACATCTGAACAAAATTGTCAAAACCTTTGTTCACATTGTTTCTATTGATGGTTGTCACTGTTGCAGTAGCACCTGATTCAGAACCAATTATGAAATCGTCTGTTTTAAACACACCTCTAACGTTTGAAACTAACAGCGACCCTACTGCGACTGAAGTTATAAACCCTTCAGTAGAGCCCACACCCGATAATGTTTCTGATGTTATTGTGTAATTTACAGCCTGTGCTTTCGCGGTCGTATTCGCAAATGAGACATTAGAGTCTAATACAGCATTTATGTTGTTTGCTATGCTGACGACTCTTTTTATTTGCCCGCCACCCGAAGAATTGCCATATACAAAAACATGTGAAGAATTTGCAATCAATTCTGTCAAAAACTGAGTCCCGTTTCCTACCATGTTAGCTGAAGTTGTATTGACAGAAACATTGCCCGTGAGCGTAGTGAATGTTAATGCGATGTCGGAAATCGAAGACGTAATATTGGTCTTATAAATTGACGTAGCAGTGCAGCTGTAATAGTTATTCTGGGTAGTCGTGACGTATGAAGAGTTTACAACCGAATTTACAACAGCCAATTGATATCCGCTGTCTGTTTTGAAGTAAATGTATTCACCACTTTTCAATTGATTTGTGAAATCGGCATCAGCTATAACGGTCGTATCAGTTGAAGAAATTGTCGCGTTATCACTGATTCTAACACCCTCAACTTTGTAAATTTGCTCATTAGGAATGAAGTTGCCATTGGATGCCGTATAGTTAATCAAAACGTTACTGAACATAGGGTCTTTCAGCAATCCCACTGTTCTATATTCATTCATACGAGGTATGTCTATATCAGTGTTGGAAAATCTAGTACTGACACAAACTCTTGTCGCACCCAACTCACTAGCTGCGTCATAACCATGCCCGCCAGGGGGTGAATACACGGGTCTAATAACTGCAGTGTTGCTGACACCTACAACATCATCTGTCAACACAGTAGCAGTTGCAAATTTATAACCTGAACCTATATTCAACATTTCGATGCGTTGAATGGTATTACCTGCACTGTTAATAACAGCTCTAGCTTCTGCTTTTACGGATTCTGTTCCGTCGCCGATAATTTCAACACCTGGAAAAATTTCAAAAACAGAATCAGCTAACAAGGGTGTTGAGAATGGCGTCTGCAAATAAATTGCTTTTACAGTTGAATTGACTACATAATTAGTAATTTTTGAATATTGACCCGCGCCAGTCCCTGCAGAAATATACACGTAACAATCGTTGTAGAATCTAGTTACAGTATTAGCTGTCTGAGAAGCGTTGATAGAGTATATTAAACTGTTGCCGCCAACTTTCAAATCTTCAGATCTGAAAGTGCCATTGCAATAATTGTCATATCCACGACCAGCAGCCTCAACCTTTATGACGTTGATAACGCCCTCTTGTGCTGAAGAACTAACTTGCGTATTAGGCACAACAGGGAAATAGTCTGATGTTGCAAACTTTCTAACTGTGCTGTCGTTAACAGAATACATATATTTCCAACTGTAACCGTCAGAAGTTTGATATATTTCGTCAGCTACATCAACTTCACTATATTCGGGTTGAACAGTCGAAGGCGCTCCGCTATTGTTGTCTAAAACTTTGAATACGTGATAAAACGCACCGGAATTCACGACAGCGTAATATTTACTGTCAAAGAATGCAATATTTGCCTCACCGACTTTATCGTCATACATAGAATAGACAACGTTTGACTGATAATCATTTCTATTAATCATCAATCTCACATCATTCTGTGATATTCTTTTGCCGTAAATCATATTACGATATACGTCGATATGTGTCTCAAAAACAGAATCAGTAGGTTGAGGAATGTCACTGGTATTCGCATACTCCAAGTGATTACCGATGAACACATAATAAGCCGTATTAGCAGGCTCAGTGACTGATTCTATCAATTGTCTTGCGTTATGCAAACGACTAGTTTTGGTTATTAACTTTTTTGAATCTGCCATTTTATTCCGTCGTTATATCAGATATGATGTTTAGTGAGGTATTTGCAACTTCAGATAATACAGTCGCGGAGAACATCTTAGTTCCAGATACGTGTAAAATGTTCTTGAGCATCTCCGAATATTTATCAACACGAATTGGTGATCGAATTTCATATGAGAAATCTTGATAATATTCGCCATCAAATATTTTTTTGTCAGCGCTCAATTGCCCATTTCTATTTCTATAGAACCCTTCAGAAATTCCTCGTCTACCTAAATTTATTTTAGCGGTGCCGCTGCGAATTCCGTCCTCTGACGTGAAAGTTGCGGTTTCATCTTGTATGTATCCGAACCCAGCGTCAATAATTTCCAGGGTGTTTACAGAACCCGACGCTGTTTGCACATTAGTCTGGACAACTGCATTCAAACCTATCTGCAAGATGTTTTTAATTTCGGATATCGAATCAATATTTGCAGTGACACCCGATGCTCGTCCTATTAAAGCAGAACTCAGATCGAAAGTATTTTCGAACGTAATTCTTTTGACAGAAATATGTGATGAGTTTGAACTTTTAACAATACCTGTTCCGCCGACAGCTTGATACACTACTTCACCTACAGTGAAAAAACCTCCAGCAACGTTTGAAATTTGCATTTCAAAATCATGCAAATCAAAGCTAGAAATCAAAGGATCATAAACGGTGACAAAAGGTGCGTAATCGTAATTCTTACCTGGGTTGATGTCAATCAGAGATGAAATACCGCCGATAGTCAATGTAGTGTTCGAAAATATGTCTTTCAAATATTGTGTGCTGAGATTAGCAGACGGAAATTTAGGAAACCCGTAAGCGGGCACATCCAATTTAATGGTCAAATATGGCTGAACTTTATCTGACGTTATCGTAATAGACTCAGGGAAAGTGAATGTGTTTGACACAGAGAAATTAGCCAAAGATCCTGTACTAACTCTAACAAGCGTAGCGTTAGAGAAAGAATTGACGCCGTAAACAAAATTGTTCTCAGTCGTCACAAAGGTATTAGAAATGCTTATGACACCTATTTCAAGATCTAGTTGCGCTAAGTTTGCTGTTTTGCCTGAAACAACGCCGTTTGCGTGTCTAGTTCTGATAGGTTGAGCACCATTAACAACAAACACCCCTACGGTATTTGCAGTAACTACAGTCGCGTTTGAACCCGCCACGACAACTGACTGTATTCTAGAATTTGCAATTTCATCGTTATCTGCGTTCAACTGATAAATGTAGTCAGTGTTTAAAAAATTCGAAGAACAGTTAACCAATTTCAATGTATTTCTAGTTGACACACCCATGACATTCGCAGTCGCTGATTTATCAGTCCTAGAAGAAATGTTTGCGTTGATAGCATTCCCTGATGTGTAAATTTTGTTGTTTGTCGTAACTGTAGCACATTTAGCCGATACGTTAGAAAACCCGATAGTTTCTTGAATAGTCATGAATGTGGCATTGACGACCGAATTTACAGTTTTGATGACATAGTTCGTTGAATTAGTGAAAAATGCAACTTCATCACCGTAAACAAAATTGCTACTAAGTGCTGTTCCTGTCCCGACAATTGTTTTAGTGCCTAATGATTGTATGATGACGTTTGACGAAGTGAAATTGGCGTTTGTTGCGAGCGTCATTTCCGTCGTGTTTGCAATTGATTGAACAATATTCTCTTGTGTGTCAGTCAAAACATTGTTAGAATTGTAGGCAAACATTTTAATGATTTGCCCTGCAACTAGATCAGACGTGTATGATGTTGAAACGCCAATGACCTTTGTGTTGTTTTGTGTAGTAGTAGAAGTGCCCAGAATTGGTGTATCAACAGTTGAAACTGAAACTGTCCCGGCTAAATTTGCTGCAGGTTCTAATACAGGTCCTAATGTATTTACAAATTCAGAAACATATACCTCGCCGTTAGTAGAACCGTTTGACGTGTAATTCAGGACTCTGCCTCTACCTGCAACAACGCCATTAGAATAATACGTTGACAGGACAGCATTATTGACTAAATTCAAAGTCGCACTGGCGTTGATCAAAGAAACGTTTGCAAGCGGTTGCTTGATTGTTTCAAAAATTTCAAAACTGAAATCAGTAGTATTCGAACCTGCAACAACATTAGATAAAAACAAAACTTTTTCTGAAATGATAACATCAGAGTTTGTGGAATAACCCCAACCAGAATCAGTCAAATCATATGACACAGCGCCTGTCAAGTTCGAAATTGACGAGACTCTTGCTTTACCTTGTAGGCCGTTGTTTGAAGTCAAGTTGACAATATCACCCACTTCAAAATTGATTCCGCCAGTGATAACCTGTAAGGTTGTCATAGAACCTATGATTGTCGGTGTGTTTTTCAAACTAGAACCGATCAGCGTAATCAACTCTCCAGTTTCAAATTCTCCGGTTATTGCAGAAATGTAATAAACGTGAATAAACTTAGATTTGATTTTTCTTCTGATGTATCTTTCGACAAACGCAGTCGCCTTAGAGTTAACACCTTGTATGATTTTACCCACAAATTCGATGTTATAATCACTGTTTGTTATTTCAAGATATCTAGGTCTGACCCATTTGCCGTCAGATAAACGGAAAATATCTTCGCCGGGATAATAAACTTCCGCGGGTGCCCCGAACACAGCTCTGAAAAATAGATCCACTGATCTCTCAGTGCCTTTAGATCTATACAAATCTAAAGAATGTTTCACTAGATTTTTTGTTTGTGCAGCAGTGTCAAATTGAATTCCGTCGAGATATTTTTTCTTAAAATTCAAAACATAATCGTCAACGGTCATGTCAATGTCTGAATAATCAGACAATCTTCTAGCGTGATACAGAACATTGTTTGATTCTTCCATCCATTCGTAATAACTTGTTACGAACTCAACGAATAATTCCCCCTCTTCACGATAGACGGAAGGGAATTGCGTTTTGATGAATTGTGAAATGTTCTTTTCTATAGTTGACATTATTCTCTAATAGCCTCTACGTCCAAATTAATTTCGTCAGATTCAATAAACAAAATTTCATTTTTAGTAATGACAACATCCTTTTCGGCAGGGGTGACGTATATTTTCAAAAAGTTTCCGTCATAAGAGTCGATCAAGAAGTTTGTCAATTGAATTTTGCCTGTATCGTAATTTACAGTGCCTACTGTTCTAATTATCGTATGCTCATCGTCAGAGACTTTAACCAATCGCAATAGCCCCGCGCCGTTATCTTCGATTTCACACTTTATGCCATTGAACGTGATCGTAGAAGAGCGAACAGTGTGCGCGACTTCTATTTCACCCTGGGAAACTGATCTATCTCTGACAACCCTATCAAGCACGTAATAAGTTTTTCTCAACGGCATATTGAAATTCACGTCAATATTTTGAGATCTGCCTAAAAGAGGGGCAATCTTCTTGTAAGCAAACAAATCAGTTTGGTTTGAAACAATACTAGGATCCACGTCATCAATCACTGTTGTCAACTTAGAATAGCGTAATGTCGATTTGAAGTCATTCAAGAATGTCTGTGCAAATTCGTTCACTGCTAAAGTTATCGAAGTTTCTAGATTTTGAGCAGTTCTTGCTGTGTTGTTGACGTTGTATTTTATCTTTGAATTGACTTGGACATAAGTGAACTCGGGTTCGACAAAAATAGGATCAATAGACAACGGAACACGAGATTTCAAGAAACTGTAATATTCTTGCTTCTTAGAATCAGGTAATCCGTTCACATTCGCAATGTCAATCGCAACAAACACACGTCCGTATCTTGGCGGACTCATTTCCTCGCCGCCATACACAGAGATTGCACCAATTTCGGGGAATTGCATTTTCAACAGCGTTTCGTAGTCATTTGCAGTCACAGCACGCTCTTGCGTCTGGAAATGTCTCGGTGCGTAATAACGAACTGATTCTATGCTTTCAGAGTTAGACCCATTAACAGCAAATGCCGAATCTGATGTAGGTGAATAATTATTAGTCGCAACCACAACAGCGGATGTCAACTCTGATGAACCTGTGGGGTCAAAATTGGGTGCAAACGTTCTAGCTCCGTTTGCCTCTGCGCCTGCAGTAACTCTGTAATCGAGAATGACCGTGCTTCCAATCAAAGGTTTTCTGCCCAACACATCGTCGCCAAAAACGACTTCATATTTTCCATTGTATGATGTTTGTATGAAATAAACTTCTGAATTTTCATTCAAACCCAATAATGTTTTTGCTTGTTTGAAAACTTTAGGAACTGTCGAATTATTCTCATAAACTAAAACAACCAATGAGTCGGTGTCGATATTATCATTAGTTATTTGATATGAATTATTTTGCGCTTCGACCACATAACTATCTGCCACGTAACGACCTTCATACACGTCAAACGTCGCAGTGAACGAAGTATTAGGTGAAGTCAATATTTGATCTGATACAACGCTGAACACATAAGAATTTTGTTTGACAACTGCATTGAATGTTTCACCTTTACGAATAATGTAAGGTTGACTCACACCTGATGCTGAGAATGATATAGTTAAATTTGCGACAGCACTTTTAGCAGATCTGGGCAGGTAATTCAATTCTTTGGCATGTGAATAAACAGATTCTTTAAGTTGAGCGCTATCTAAAAACGCCTCTGAACCTATCATGTTCAAATAGAATGCATTCTTGTATGTGTTATACGACAGAATTTCTAACAACACATTCATAGACGAACTATCAAAGTTATAATCTTTGAATTGGTCTTGTGCTGATAAGTGGTCACGCAAACTGCGCTTGATAGTTGCGAAATCTAAGTTTACGAGATTTATTGATGAATTTGACATTCTTATCGAACTCTTTTTAATGTTAAGTCAAGTTGTTGTAATTCAGGAATATTTATTATTCTGAAAAAAATGTTAATCTTGTATTGAAGATTTTCAACGTCAGGGATAACTTGGATTTGAACTATGTCAACTCTGGGTTCATAATTTTGAATGCACTCTTCAATCGCATTTCTAATCATGTTCGCGGTAACAGAATCTACCGGGTCAAATAGCATTGAGGTCAGGTTAGACCCCAACGATTTTTGATGAAGTCGTTCACCTTTATTGGTCAATATCAAGGTTCGCAATGCTTGTTTAACTGATTGTTCATCTGTGACCCTTGAAAGATTTCCAGTCACAGGTGAAATGTTAAAACTCAAAGCGAGATCACTATATCGTTTATCGTCTTTAGATTTATTATTGATGTATGGATCTGATCTTGACATTCGATTACCTTAGATTGTTAGTTGAGATCAATTGATGTTGCTGTGAATTTCATCGTTCCGACGGCATTCGACTTCAAATCTCCGCCGACTGTTTCAGTTGAATTTCCGCCTATCTCTTCGGTCGAATTTCCACCTATTTTATATGACTGATCGGTGCCTGCTCTGACTTTAAATGCGTTGTCTGTTGAAAGGTTCACGCCGCCACGACCCAGAATGCTGACCTTACCGCCAGCAACAACTTTGTAGTCCTTTGCAGCAAACGCAGTAAAATTACCAGTCGTGACTAATGAAACGTCACCTCTAGCTTCTATGTGAACACCGCCGCCAACTGAAACTCTACAATGCCCGTCAATTTTGATGTCACCATTTTGATTTATTGTCATGGTGTAACCTTCTTTCATGTGATGATGGGCGTTACCTACCACAACTTTAATTTCTGCGCCGTCCTCAGACCATTGCTGGAATGTTCCTGCGCCGTGTGCAAATTCAACGACTCTAGATCCAGGAGTATTATCAAAAACTGTTCTATGACCGCCAATATATTCTTGCACAGTTCTTAGCGGATATTTGCCTGCATTGTTTAGTGCTGCGTCGGGTGTTCTCGTTCTTTGTCTATCACGATCTTTCGTGATAGCTTCACTGACGGATCTCTTCAAATTTTCAGTATCATCTGGATTAACTGTCATAATATGGTCCTTATGTTGCTGTGGCACATGCCGCAATTTTTCCGATAAGATCATTAACTTTTTGCAAAGCTTCTGCTATCGAACCGATCAATTCTCTGATAGGTGCTAACACACCATCAATTGCAGAATTAATCGCATTTTGAATTTCCTGCAATTTCTGTTTTAACAGAGCTCCTATGTCAGGAAAGTTTATGTTTATTTGTGGCAATATATTACTTATGTCAACGAAAGAAGTCACTAAACATGTCATTTGAGGCCCGAAAATATCTTTGAAAATCTTTTCTTCATCAAGGGCTGAGTTGATTTGGTCAACTATTTTCAACCCGAATCCGACTACACCCGAAGAATTGTTGGGATCAAATTGTCTAATGAATTTTGCCGCATCACTGTCGCCGTCAAATATTTGAGAACCTATGGTGGGTAAATCGAACCCTCCGAGAACTCTGTTTGAAGTTAAATTGTATGACAAATCATAGATAGAATCAATTGCACCTTGTAGTGCACCATGTGCCGTTTCAAGACCTGCTAGACCATCGACAAGTCTAGGATCATTTTGCGGTCTTGCAGATGCAGGTATACCTATTGTTGTTGGATCAATTGCGGAAACCATAGAAAAACTCCATTATTGTTTTGGCTTTCCTGATGATGTGATAACACCTATCACCATCGGAATTTGTTCATTGTCGTCTAAGTAAATGCACATAACTACTGACCCTTTCATCAAACCATGTAACCCACCAGAACCAGGAATTTGAGCATGTGTGACAGGCATTAACACTTTATACCAACGCAAAGATTCATCAGGAATTTTGATAGCATCGTCTTCCGTTCCATACGCTCTAACTCTGACCGAACCGTCTTGATATGGCGAATTTACACTGACGACTTCACCGATGAAATAATTAAAACCTCGACCTCTGCCATACTTCATATTATACTAAGCTCCCTTGCTTACCGCCGCTGGATGTTTGAATAGCAGCAACACCGTTAAAACCTTTCTTGTCTTGGAATATATACTCACCTTGGGCGATCACTAAATGTTGACCGCCAGTCAAAGATGTCATACCGTCCGAGTCACCTGCGTTTACGGGTATATCAAGATAGACACCCTTGCCGACATAAGATTGTAGTCCTCCTTCGAGAGGAACGTTGATCAATGTAGATCCTTGCATCACAAGTGATTTAATCAAATTTTTGTTTGCAATATCGACTTCAAAATCTTCAGACAATTTCTGATTTGAGTCGTAATTAAATTTGTGGTTGACTGTCCCGGGTGAACTAGATATGTCACCTCTCCATGCCGTTTTACCTGGTGTGGCAATCGACGCTGTGTCATAATCTTTGGATGCAGGGGGTTTATATGTAGCAGAAGCCCAGTCCCACCCTTCATTTACACCGCCGCCACGTTGTCTCAACGCTGATTGATAATTGGCAGCATTGTCAGCGCCGCTATCACCTGCCGTCCCTTGTTTCATTGAGAAAATATTAAACGCCAACTCGTCTTGTTCACGCAAAAAACTATGTCCCGCAACTCGTTGATGAAATTTAGGTCCTCTTGCAGTTTCAAACAATTCTATAATAGGTTTGCAATTATAGTTCATATTTTGATCGACATAATACACATATGCACCTGATTTGTATTTCTCATCAGTCATACGACTTCTAACTGTGTTTATAGCTCTACCCAATTTAATTCCGCGCAAATGAAATGGTTCACGGTCGCCAATCAAACCTCGGGTTTTTGTGACATTAACGTTTGTCCCTGGGACTAATTCTTTGTGTAGCTTTCTAAAAACTTCAGACGCAGGTAAATTTTGATGAAAACTGTTATGCTCTAATTGTAAATCGAAATAGCATTTACTTATTGCAGATATTTCAGTTTTACCTACACGATTATTCTCTGCTTTTGTTGCACCCATATTTCCAAGCGTAACTAAAGAAAACTCACGCAATATAGTACTATCACCTGCACTATAAACTATACTTACCGGCACACCAGGTTCATACAATGCATCCTGTATCTGTGTCATATCAGCAATAGTTAATTTTGCTAATATGTATGGGGTCATTATAGACGAACTAACATACAATTGACGGACATGAGAAGTCACATCAATGTTGTTTATCATACACTTATTGATGAATGCCTGATTATATAACGGTAGTGTCATTGTTTTAGTGCTGTTCTCAAATTAAATGCGAGTTCTTTTGCATACGCTGGATTCAATAATTGAATTGATTTGTTTTTTTCATTGCTCTCATATTCAACATCATACACATAGACAGGTTCCCAATAAGCAGCCTCATCGTCTGGTATATTGTCTGCGATTAGTGTTGATGTAGTTATTGTTGCCACTGCGTTTGTTTGTTCACTCGCAATCAAATTAGTCGCTGAAGTGTTACCTGCGATGTTTTTGACCTTAACAACTGAAGTGTTTGCGAAAATGACTTCACCTCCACCGACAACAGTGAATGGTGCAGTGTTGGTTGTAATATCGACAAGTTCACCCACCGTGAAAGTCAATTGAGTGTTTGACAATGTAACATTAAAACTGTATAATTTGTTTGTATTGACTAAAATATCATCACGTTTTCTTGTGTAACTCAATATTGTTATGCCGTCATTGAAATTAGGTGTGAAATATTTCTTCAAATTCGCGGGCAATTGACTGTTGTAGAAACTCGGAGAAAGTTCACGATCATCATTTCTCCAATTATTTCTGAAGTATGCTATTTTTTTCAATGTCAGATCAATTGATCCGTATTTTTTTATCAGGTGAGCATCAAATTCTTCGTTGGTCAATGACCATCCATAATACGGATCAATGATTCCATTAGTCATCCATATCATCCATTCCATAGTAGGATCTTCATAATAATTTTCAGAAATAATGTCAGCTCTTGAAGAATTCTTTATATCATACTCGTCAAAAACAATAGGTGAATTTCTCAAATCTGCATTAACAACTACTCTCTTAGTCAAATCAACGCAGGTTGAGTTTGAATATTGTATTTTGGGAAATTTTGCGAAAAAATATTCTGGCATTTTGCTATCCTAAATTATGATATAGGTAAATCACCGGGTAAGGTTTCAATTCCTGATGCTGACGGAAACCCAACTCGGCCAGCGCCGGGTGAAACGGGTTCTTGTGATCCGAAGAGGTCGAAAATTCTATCTACGGCTGATTCTTCGCCATTCAACCAATATTCGACTTCTTTGAAATTCAATGTAATTTCAACACCATCAGGTGCGCCAGTGCCTTTGTATAACGCAGGTTGACCTGAAGGGGTGTAATTCACAGATATACCTTCCAACACAGCTGGTTTGAACGCAAACAAATAATTTTGAGGGTCTTGTTCATTAAAATGTTCTTTCCCGTTAATTGTGAAACTTAAATTGAACAATCTAGGGAAAGTAAAAAATTGTCTATAAAGAGAGGTTCCTGGCCTTGATTTGATTTTCAATTCATTTATTATTTGTTTTATAACTATAGATTCTCTCGGATCTTTAGGATACAATTTCCAAGTAAACGAATGTGTTTTATATGTCGGGCCTTGCAGCAGAACAGTTAACATCTGGTTTGGTGTCAATCCTGTAGATGCTTGCAAATCATTCAACGCCGGTTCTATTAAAGGTTGTGCGAATCCCTGTGCTGCTTGTACTGCTGCATTAAACCCCCCAGACGGGAACCTTGAAATAGGCCCTAGAGACCCACTAATTGCACCAGTTGCCACACCCATAATAGCTTGTAATGCATTTGCGCCACCCAAAACACGACTCTCAGAATAAGCTACTTGCGTCACATCTTTTATATTTTCAGGTAATGGCAATGCAATACTAGTTTCAGTGTTCCTGATGTCACTAGTTCTAGGAGCAAGAATAGACATACTGGACGTTCTTCTATTCGACGCCGTTATTCCGATGTTCATGTAGTGTGGGCCGAGATCAGACGGAAATACATACCTATTAGTAGCACCTGCAGGTGATTCTATGTTAACTAATGACTGTCTTCTTGCAGGCCCAACAATGTCTGCCCTAGTCACCGTAACAGGTCGATTAGGTGTCGGGGTTTGAGCAGCAATAGAAGCTCCAGGTCTGAGATCAATCGGAGTTACCATTATTTTTCCTCGTTATAAATTATAGTATGAAGACTTACACAGGCAAATTTAAACCTAAAAATCCGTCTAAATACAAAGGTGATCCTACGAACATTATTTATCGCAGTTCGTGGGAAGCAAAATTTATGAAATATTTAGATGAGCATCCGGATGTTATACTATGGGCGAGTGAAGAACTCATCGTCCCGTATCGAAGTCCTGTAGATGGCAAGTTGCATAGATATTTCCCAGATTTTCTCGTCAGAAAACGTGATGCCAATGGTGTCACAGAAACTTTGATGGTCGAGATAAAACCTGCACATCAGACAACAGAGCCAATCAAAAAGAAAACGATAAATAAACAGTATATCAATGAGGTCATGACTTGGGGTGTGAACCAAGCAAAATGGAAAGCAGCAAAAGAATACTGTGATGATCGTAAGTGGAGATTCCTGGTTTTAACTGAAAAAGAATTAAACATCAAATGGTAGCGTATAGTTTCGAAAAAATTGCAACGGCTAATAAAGTCGGGTCAGTTGACAGCAAACAAGTCAACGAGGCACAAGCATGGTATAGAAACAGTGCAAAAAAATTAGGTTCATTGACTGCTTCAAGTATAGCAGCCGATAAAGACAGATTTACAAATACAATCAATCTCTTTTCTATCGGAAGAATGTATATGTTTAGTTATGATGCGAAACACAAAGACACTTTACCATATTGGGATCGCTTTCCCTTAGTGTTTCCGATTGAATTATATAATGACGGATTTTTGGGTATCAACCTGCATTACATCTCACCTCTAGTCAGAGCAAAATTGATGAATGCGTTGTATGAAACTGCTAACAACAAAAAATACGATGACACAACTAGATTGAAAATCAACTATGAAATTCTCAGAAGTGCGTCACAATTCAAATATTTCAAACCATGTGTGAAACGATATTTATCAAGACATGTGAAATCAAGATTTATGTATATCAGTCCCGCGGAATGGGACGTGACGATAATGTTGCCGACAGAACAATTCGTTGGTGCATCTAAACAAAAAGTTTACAAAGATTCAGCAAGGCAGTTTTAAGACATGGCAGGTTTCAACATAAGAGATTTCAGTGCTCATATGAATGCAAACGGATTGATGAGAAACAACAAGTTTCTCGTCAGAATGCCATATCCGATAGGATTTGATCCAGTCCCTGCATTGAAAGAAACGTCTAGATACATGGAATTGTGGTGTGATTCTACATCACTTCCCGGCATTAATATAAACACAGCAGAAGTCAAAAGATATGGTTATGGTCCTATCGAAAAGATGGGAGTCGCACCCACGTTCAATAACGTGACAATGACTTTCATAAGTGATCGTAAAGCAGCAGTTCATTCTTTTTTCTATAACTGGACAAAGTTAATCGCAAACCATGATGCTAGAACTTACGATTTTTCATCTCTTACAGGAATACCAGCACCTGTCACTGCTCGACCATATGAGATAACATATAAGAAAGGTTACACGTCTAATATAGAAATTTTTGTATATGATGATAATGGAAATGTATCATTAAAAGTGACTTTAAGAGAAGCATTTCCTGTCTCTATGGGCGAAATTCAATTGAATTGGACTGATACTGATGATTTTGTCAAAATACCTATATCATTCTCATATACAGATTTTTATACTGATTATTACGTTAGATAATTTTAATATACTTTGGAGTAAACTATGCCTTTACCTAAAATCAGCCATCCGCTGTTTGATGTGACAATACCATCAAATAATAAAACCATCAAGATCAGACCTATGCTCGTCAAAGAAGAAAAAATTCTTTTGATTGCAAAAAGCGGGGGAGACCCGAGAGACGCATTGTCGGCAGTTAAACAGGTTGTCAACAATTGTATCCTTGACGATAAAATCAACGTCGATAATTTGACTACGTTTGACATCGAATACCTGTTTGTAAAAATTCGTGCATATTCGATCAGCAACATTTCTAAAGTCGCATATATTGACTCTGAGGATAACGAAACATATGATTTCGAAGTCAACCTAGATGATGTGATTGTTAAATTCCCAGAAGATGTTGACAAAAAAATCAAAGTGAATGACGACGTTACCGTTATAATGAAATACGCTTCTGCGTCATTGATGACTGACGAAAACTTTACACAGACAGATATCAACAAATATTTTGATATGCTAATTGCACATTGCATAGACAAGATTTATGAAGGTGATGAAGAATTCGATCTTAAAGATGTTTCTAAAGAAGAATTGCAGAAATATCTTGAAGAAGAATTTGATCCCGTATCATATGACAAAATGCGTAAGTTCGTAGTGAACATGCCACGATTGCATTACGAAATTAACTACAAAAACTCAAAGGGCACAGAACGTAAAATTCTGATGACTTCGTTAGTTGATTTTTTTACGTTGGTTTGACGCACAACACTCTAGAAAATTACTATACAATTAACTTTACGTTGATGCAACACCATAAATATTCCCTGAAAGACATCGAAAACATGATTCCGTTTGAGAGAGATGTTTACCTTGACATGCTCAAGAAATATCTTGAAGAATTGGAAGAAAAACAAAGACAAGCATCGGGTGCGTCATAAGATATGGTAGAAAAAAACTCATTTTTAGGTAATATGATGGACAAAAAAGCGTCAGGGGGACCCCCTGACGCTAAACCTGTTGCTGATGGAGCTGTTTCACCAAATTATAACATTGAAACTTTCAATATAATTAAATTGAGATTAATAGAACAAAGATCTCAATTGAAAAAAATGAGTGATTATTCACAAGACTCTGCTATCAAACTGAATGATATTCATGAAATACTAAAAGATATGTTGAATAAGTCAGTTAATAAATCTGACAATGACCAAGTGACCCCTGTCAAAGAAAATCAAATTGTTTTCAAATCAGCTTTAGATGATTTTTTCAAAATTAATGGATATATTCCCGTCAAAATAATAAATCCTGAGTCAGACGACATGGATTTTGACGTTGACGGGAGAAGACGTAGAAGAGTAGGCAGAAGAAGATTCAGCGGGTTATTTAACGCGCTTGAAGTTCTATTAGGTGTTGCTGCAGTTGGTGCAATAGGGGTTTATGCGGGATCACAAATACCCGCAACAGAACCAGTTGCAGAACCTGTTGCCCCGACGCCTGCTCCTACACCAGAATCTACGCCAGTACCGGGTTCTGATATAATACCATTTTTTGAAGATTTCGGCATGCCTCCTGTAACACCGCAAATTGCAATACCTGAAAGCACAATACCTGATGTTATTCCTGTCCCTGGCGGAGGTTTCACAGGATCATTACCCATTCCTTCAAACGAAACACTAGGACCATTAATGACTGCAATAGCAGGCATGATGGCAACATTACAAGCGATGGCAAGTAGAGCTGCTGGTGCGCCACCTGTGGGTGTTGGTGGCATTGGCGCATTGAGAAGAATGCGACCTATGGGCGGCGGCGGCATGATGACTGTGCCGGACCGATTTTTCCATTTAATGTCTAATACAGATTCACAAAATGACATACCATCAGGTATGCGTAAATTGACCCTTGAGGCAAAAGAAATAATTTTTGAAGCCGATAAATTCGATTTCATACAGAAAACAATTATGCGTGCTACGACAAATGATATGCTGACTAATGCATCATTTTCTTCAGGTGACACAGGCACAGACACATTGATTGGAAGTTCTGGCGGAGACTATATTTCCGGCAGTGTGCCCGGAGGTGGCGGCTCTTCAATGAATGGTTCTGTAGTATCACCCGGCACTTCAGTGAGTGAGGACAACACTGCAACACCAGGAGCCATAGGACAATCTACAGGTTTGACGGGTTCGCCTGCAACACCAGGAATGGCAGAAAATGCAGGTGAAAACAGAGGTTTGATCATCAATGCGTTAACAGAGGCAGGAATTACTGATCCTAGAGCGCAAGCAAATATTCTAGGTATTGTTCAATCAGAATCGGGTATGGTTCCTCAGTCAGAAAACATGAATTATAGAGACCCTGAAAGAATGCTTCAACTTTTCCCTAGTAGGATAAAGTCAGTTGAAGAGGCAAGACAACTTATTGCGGGTGGGCCTGAAGCGATAGCAAATGCATTGTATGGCGGTGAGTGGGGTGCGAGAAATCTCGGAAATACAGAAAATGGTGACGGCTGGAAATATAGAGGTCGCGGCTATATCCAATTAACTGGTAGAAGCAATTACGCAGCAGCAAGCAAAGCGTTAGGTATAGATTTGATAGGAAATCCTGACTTAGCAAATGATCCTGCAATTGCGGCAAAGTTGATTCCTTGGTATTATTTACAAAATAGAAGAATAAATGTTGCAGATCTGAGCAATATGGATATTGTAATGGACGCAACAGGAAATACTACCGCAGACATGCGTGAAACAAGACGTAGAAATGCAGCAGAGCAATACAGCATGCTTCAGGGTGGGTCAGCACCAACAGGAATGTCACCGGGTGCTGATGTAGCGACAAATTTATCAGATTACCTAACAAATCTTTCTAAAAACATCACCATGGAAATAGAGGGAATGCCGGCAAGAACGACATCACCTGCTACAGTGGCTACCACATCAATCACAAATGTTTCATCGCCGGCATATCAAAGAGTTGATGAACCTCTTGCAGCAGTCGATAAAATGTTTGATAAGTTATTAGACGACATGTTTGTATAAAAATGGCAAAAACAAAAGATTTCATATTAGAAGTGTTGAAAGCGTTAGTTGTCGGAGCAGGCAATGGCGGCAATGAGATTGAGGACAATGATGTAAGTTCGTTGTTGAAACAAAACGCTGATATTTTATCTAAATCTAATGAGTCTAATGAAAATGCCGGTATAAAATTAGATTCAATTTACAATCTTCTAGTTGCTAATAGAAACATATTAACTGAAAAAAAATCAAAAAAAGAAACCATAGAGAATGAACCTGTAGCACAAAAAATTACACAGAGTCCTATGCCGAATATTGATAATTTTTTCAATATTAACGGTTACATACCAGTAATGGTGTTGAACCCAGGTTATGGTGAAGATGACGATTTTGATATTGGTTTGCCTGATAGAGTGAAGCCAGGAAATCGTCCGAAAGTTAGACCAGGCAGTCCTAGACAACCAAAACCTAAACCTAGCAGTCCTAGACAACCAAAACCTAAACCTAGCAGTCCTAGACAACCAACACCCAAACCTACACCTAAACCCGGCAGTCCTAGCACAGGAGGTCCTGCAAGATATCCTAGACCCTCACCGGGTGCAGGTTTACCACCTGGTTATATCAGAAATTCTGAGGGACGTGTAATAGACGCAAAAACTGGGCGATATGTCAGCTCAAAAGACATTGCGGCTCTAATCGAGGCGCAAGGTGTTAGCAATAAATGGGTAAGATACACAAAACTGTTGAGATTTCTCGGTGTCGCCGGAGCAATTATACCTGCGTTAATTGATCCTGCGATTGCGATGTATAATGATGCCCCTTATGAAGAAGTCAGAAAACAACTAATAGGCGCTTTAGGTTCAGTCAGCGGCGCAGTACTAGGCGCAGCGGCAGGTGCCGCAGGAGCCGGTGCTGTTGCAGGACCAGTTGGTGCTGCAGTTGGCGGATTGATAGGTGGTATAACGGGAGCTTTTGCAGGTGAATGGACAGCAGAAACTTTAGCTGATTTTCTACTCGGTGATGAAGAAACGACTGTCCAACCAACGAATCCTCTACCAAATTACGGCGAAGGTGACGAATCATATATGGGAGAACCCCCACCTCCAGTTTATGATCCTATAACTGGGATTGAAATTTCAGGTGATATGGCGCCAGCCGAAATACCTGAACCTCAAGAAGAAACACCAATAACACCTACAGAAACCTCGGGAATGTTGACTCCTGCTTCGCATTCTTCATACGACTACGGAGAACAAGAAACTCCTGATGAAGAATACGTCACAATTGATGCGGATCAAATTCATTTCATCGGCGACATTATCAAGTTTGTTTACGGTTCAGTGGGTGATGGAACATATTATGAAAACGGAGGAATATTTCAAAGTGACACTGGCGGCGCATCATTAATTAGCGCGTCATTGTCAACGGGTGATCCTGCAGGATATATGTCACCACAAGTAGGGGGCGGAGGAGGCGGAGTAATGCCACAAGAAGGACCCACATCACCAGCAATGCCCGCACCTGATTTATCAGGCAACCCAACAGAAGCTAAAACTTTTCTTTCGTCTATATCCGCAAACAGAAATAGACCTGGTGACACTTCAATGTTGAATGATGATTTTGCTGAAAGATTGGCGAGATTAATACAATCAGCACCAGCGGGGATCAGACAAGGACTGGGTGTGGGTTCTGCATACAGATCTGCTGAGAGACAGGCGGAAATCATTAGTGAGAATATGGGCAGGTATGGATTCGGTGCAGGTGACAGGTCTGCATGGAATTCTGATGTTGCTTCTATGGGTCCTGAGGCTGCAGGTGAAAAATGGAGATCTAGATTTAGAGCGGCAGGTTTAACTGCAAACATCGGAATGCCTGGCGGGTCGAGACATCAGCACGGTTTGGCAGTTGATTTGACATACAACGGCACAATGCTCAGACCAGGAAATGTCCCGCCGGACGTGTTGTCATGGGTTCACGCGAATGCAGGTAATTTCGGTTTACACTTCCCTATGGGTCATGAACCATGGCACATCGAACCTGTTACTGCTAGAGCAGATCAACCTACTGTAATGGCAGGCACCGACACTCCAGCGACAGCAGGCAATGTTGCTTCACCCTCGACAGCAGATGCGACAACTGTACCGCCCGCAGGAGGAAATTCACCTGAAACTACGGCGCCTAGCGCAGCACCTGCCGGAAATTCAGTGACAACAGGACAAGATATAGCAGAAAGATCAACTGAAACGTATGCAAACGCAAGAATAGGAAATCCCACATTTGCCGGAAGTGCAGGAGTAACTGCTACAGGTGCGCCGATAATAACAGCATCTACAATAGATCCGCCCTATGAAACAGCAGGCATTGATAAACCTATAGCAGCAATGACGGCCACAGAACAATCAATTTTTGAGCGTTCAGGTCTATTCGCATAAAAAAAGGGGAGCATTGCGCTCCCCTTAACTCGTTACTATCACTAAACTCAGTCGTCGTTTGCGAGGTTCTTGAAGAACTCCATTGAGTCATCTTCACCTTCGTCAAATCCGCTAGACACAGATTCAAGTTTAGGTGCAGACGTTGCACGTTGACGAGGTGCTTCTTCTTCCCGATCACTAGTATCGTAGTTGTTTTCAGCACGCGAATTACGAGCAGCAGCAGGAGAACCGTCAAGTCCTAGAACACGAGACAGTTTTGCCTTGAGTTCGTCATACGACTTGAACTTAGAAGGATCAACAAATTCGCTGAGTGCGTGTTGACTCTTCCAAATCTTCTCAAGGTATTCATCGTCAGAGCTAAGAGCGCCGAGAGCTTCGAACTCGCTCTTGTCGTAGTTGCGATAACCTTCAACTTGACGAATCTTGAGTTTGAAGTTTGCACCTTCCCAGAAGTCGAATGGGTTGATAGGTGTCTCATCTTCATACTGAGGATTCATTGCGTCATTGATCTTGTCGAAGATCTTTTTACCGAACTTGAACAAGAATACCTTACCCTCGTTTTGAGGATTAGCAGAGTCTTTGACAACAAGAATGTTTGAGATGAAATTGAGTTTACGCTTCTGTTCACGAACTTGCTTACGAGCAGGTGAATTATCATCTGACGTAGAGTTCCAGAGCGTGGTATTGTATTCATTCACCGGATCGTTTTTACCGATGGTTGAAAGACAATTTTCGATATACCAGAGTCCGGTCGGACCTTTGAACCCGTGAGAGAAAACTCTCACAAAAGGCATATCTTCGCCAGTAACAGGCGGTAGGAAGCGAATAGTCGCCATGCCGTTACCTGCTTTATCAACTGCGGGTTGCCAAAAGCGATTATCTTCATCAGAAGAACCCGAAGTTTGAAGTTTGGTCAACTCCTTAGTGAGGTTTTCAAGAGTTGATTTACGTGATTGCTTCATTTCTGCGAATGAAAATGACATATGTATTCTCCGTATTATTTGTATGCGATGTATTTTTTGTATTTTTAGTATGATGTGCCGAATTTAATGACACATCGTATTTATGATCGTATCATACCGATTTGAATCTATCAAGCAAAATTTTTTTCATTTTGCTACGATCATATTGAAGGAATGGTTTATACTTCACGAGTTTATGCGCCATGT